CACTCTCGCAAGGATATTTCGAGATCTGTTTCGAATGCCTGTGCAACCCTTTCTTCGGAAACTTTTGTTCCGATTGGGTAGCCGTACTCGCCGTCACTCTTCGTGATGAGATGCCCAACACCGAACGTGGGATAGTTGAGATGGTCGAGATAAATCTCATAAACAACTCCTTCATCAATTTTTAGTTGTTCGTAAACAGACTGTTTGTTAAAATTTGTCATTTTACTTTGGTGCGAATATAAAATCGTTTCTTACAAAGTCTACTAGTTCATACTCAAGATCTTTGAAGAACTGTAGTAGGGTTTGTCGTGCATTGAAGTTAGATAGACTGTCTCTTTGAGAATGAAACTCCAACATAATTAAAGGTCTATGTTTTCGTATCAACTCAATACCACCATACAGTGCTTTTAGTTCAGCACCTTCGATGTCTAATTTTATGAATCGCACATCTCCTTCAATTGGGTAACTGTCTAACGTTATTGAGTCTACCTTTATTGTACCACCGTCGTCCGGCAGTAGGTAACAATGTCCTGACGGGTTACGGGGCATGTAAGATAATCTTTCATTTTTATCACTGACTGCCTTATGGACTAGCTTTACGTTTGAGATGTCCAGTGCCGATATGTTAGCATAAAGACACGTCAGAACATCCAATTGCATATCAAAAGCATGCACCTCATCGAAGTGAGAGGCAAAGGGAATCGTGAAGAATCCATAGTTAGATCCTAGATCTAATGCTACCCCACCCTTCTCTTTGAGAAAATTGTTCCTAAGCATAGGCCATAAATTGCCGTGCCATTGCTCGAAATTTCTACTTAATGGAAACGTCTTGAAATAATTAATTGCAAAGTGATCATTTTCGTATACTGTACAATGCCACCCGTTAATATATTTAGCTTTCATCTATAACTTAACTACTAGTGCAGTTAGAATACCCGCAAGAAGAACGTTAGTCATCAACAGTTCTAGTGCTAAGATTGTGTGGTACCAAATCCAACGTGTCTTATATGCATTGTCTACAGATATGTCTTGTGGATCTGGATCGTTATCTACCTTGTTCACTTTCGCATGTCGAAACAACTTTGAAAAAATCATGCCTTTACCTACACGTTAATTGTATTGTCTTTGCCCGATCCTTTTTTGATTGCGGACAGTTTATCCTCCCATTCCTTACCAGCTATAGATAAAGTAGATCTCACTCCGGTAACCATTTTAGGTGCGGATGTGGGACTGTGGTATCGTTCCCATTGTGGGTTATTCGATTTCCACTGGTCGTATTCGGATAACCGGAGAGACACTTCTGTGACCTCTCCGGTTTCCTTGTTTTTAAACTCATACTGTGGCATTATTTAACCATCCCAAACGTTGATCATTCACTACGACAAAGAACTCAATATTGTCTCTGAAGAGATACGTCACCCCCTATGCAGAAAGTTGTTGAATAGAAATTAGCAAATTTTGATAATTCGTAAGAGTCGTTGTTCGATTACTCTGTGAATAGATTGCTTGTTTTCTCGTATCATGCACAAACCTTTGTAGTTCGTTAATATTTTGGTTCAACTTTTTTTCTGATATCGACATAAGGTACTCCCTGTTATAGTTTTGTTTGTCGAATTATGAGATTTTACTCACGGATCAAGTTTGGATATGCCTCCTGCACAAGTTTTTTAGTTATGTAACGACACGGTGGTTTCTTTGCCACCATTTTTATCACGTACTCTGCATCCTCCGGATGAACGGATTCCAGTAACTGGATGAACTTATTCTCTCGTTGGAACGCAGGTAACGTCTCTCCCCGTCCACCTTTAACAAAAAGAGTAAAGTCTTTGTGTCGTCTGAGTAGACTACTAGGAGCAGATTCTGGTTTATTGGGGGTGAAAGGTGGGCGTCCTTCGGGGAGTATGAACTCCAAAGATTCGTCGAACGACCCACGGATGATATCTAGGAATGCCCAGTTATCGGAGTATTTTTTTAGAACATCAAGTCGACCATCTCGACCGTCTGCCTTTTTGAATTCTTCGAAAATTTCGAAAACTTCTCTACGGTAATTCGTAATCATGTTATGCCTTCTCAATTGGATAACAGACGTATCGCTTCCTCTCTATGAGTATTTCTTGTTTCGTAGTACATGCAAACAAGAATTGCCTTAGTCCGATATCATACCTAATAATAGTATTGCGATCTTGTCCAGTCTTTCTCTCTAGTTGAGCGATTCGACTATCTTTTTGATCTATCACCTTTATATATTCATCAAGTAACTTTGTTGTGCCACCAATCCAGACCAAAGAACACAACAAGGCACTAAGTGCCGCTGTATATAAGGTGCGCATTCGACTCTCTCCTATAGTCTACAATTATTTATAGACAGAGAGAGTTCTAGTCGGGCAGTTTGTCTACTTTTGTTTTAACAAATGTGCGTCCCTTAGTACTAAACAGTCGTGTCACAAACGGGATGAAGGGCGCACCCTCTTTGGTTTGGTAACCGTGAAGGTGCGTGTTGCGTTCGGACGTGTAGTAAATGTAGTTACTCGCACGTCCATCCCACTCAGTGGTCTCTATCAGTTTGTTATAACTCATGCTGCCACCGCCATTTCGACGGCGAGTTCAGCAGCACGCTTCTTCTTGACTTGGTTTGCACCGTACCATGCAGAAGTCATTCGACCGTCCGCAGTACGACCCAACTGGTGGTCAGTGAGGTAAGTCACAGAGTTGAATGCCTGCCACCATGAACCACGACCGAACTCAGCGCCAGGTTGAGTCTCCAACAACTCGAATGCCTTCTTAGCGTTTGGTGCGAGATCTTTGTAACCACGTACTTCATCAGCAGGTGACTGTGATGGGAACAGAGAGTTGTAGTACTGAATCAGAGTGTCAGCAGTGAACTGTCGATTGGACAACAACTGTGCCATCTCTTTGTACTGGTCGAACTTCTCGTGAGCGAGACCTAGGTGTTCTTTGACCATCTGTGGGTCAAACGCACGTCGGTGATTCACTTTGATACCGTTAGTTGCAGAACCCTTCAGAGCGAGGGACAGAGTGTTCATGCAAGTCACACGAACTGGAGTGAATCGAATGTCGATAGACTTACCGTACTCATGTGGGTTAGAGAACAGAAGGTATGAATCGACTTGATCACCCTTCAGGATGTCGAACGACTCTTTGATGCGAGCCATTGCGTATACGATCTTACCGTCTTTGAGTGAACCCGCAGAGTTCATCTCCATGTCACCCGCAGAACAGTAGTCATTGAAGAAAGTGAATGCTTCCTCGTTCTGACAGGGTGACCATGCACCACCCACCTGAGTGAGAACTGCATTATCAGAAGAACGCACCAGCGCCTCCATACCTGTAGGTATCAGATCAACACCCTCTTTAGCAGCATAGGTTGGAACTTTCTCGACCGTCCAGTCGACACCAGCTTTCTGCATCATCTGTATGGGAGTTAGATCATTAGAGACTTCGGTACCAATACCCCAAGGGCATCGACCAACAGTTGCGGAAGTTTCGATTTGCAGTACATTGTTCATAGACATAATATAGATTCCTTATTCAATTGAGTAGCCATTGTATCACATGTTTTTGCAACATGTCAACACTTATTTTAAAAATAATTACAAATAATCTGGGCGGTATTTGTGGTAGAGTTTTACCGACTCATCTTCGAGTCCCATCTTCTTGAGACGACCCATCATAACACGAATCTTTTGAGACTCATCTCTCCCCTTAATGTATGCACGATGGTCATCACTGAAGTGATAGGTCCAATCGTGATTCTGGAGCATACTTTCCAACAATTCCATTTCGGGTCTCATGCCGCAAACTCCGACTTAGGTGAGAATCTAGGGTAGAGTCGAAAGTGCGCCAACTCAGTAAGAGTCTGAGTGTACGTGATGGGGTCCATCAAACACTTCGCATCAAGGGCATCATAATACACCATAGAATCATTTTCTATTTCTAACCAGAAGAAGTCATCGTTGAAGAAAGAGTTCTCCGATATCTTATGAACCGGAACATTCAGGTTGTTGATGACACGAACGGGAACCTTCAGGAATGACGCTGAAGGATCGGTGATGTAAGTAACTGCATTCGCAGGGTTAGTATTGAAACTCATTACACTGACTCCTTTACTTTCAATTTTTGAGAAGACGTATCGATGATAAGATCACGAACACGTTCACGATCGAGAGAGTCGCCATGACCCCAAGTTTCGTGCCGCGTAGTACTAGAACAGATTTCGAGATACTTCATGATTGCACGTTCAACGATAGACACTGACAAACCCTCTACAGGGTACAAACCGTCATAGGCATAAAAGGACAACACATAGTTACGGAATTCAACTAGGTCTGGGTTAGAACGCATTGCAATATAGTTAGTAGTCATAATCAAATCTCTCTTCTCATTAATTTATGTAACCATTATACTTCTTTTGGAAACATATGTCAACACTTAAACGTGACTTATTTTAGGTAATTAGTCACAAACTAGATTTCTCCAGTTTCTCGATTTGAAATTGAAGCGTGAGGATACGATCCTCGACACGTGCGTTGTCTTCGGGAGACAACTCCCCACGCACCTCACAGAGGCACATCAACTCGTTATAGAGATCACCTACTACTGCGTTAATGTTGTTAACCAAACTCATATTATGCCTCCTTAGGCGCAAACAATTTACCGAAACCTTCGACCAGAAGGTTGTAAGAGTAGATCTCGTATTTCCACTCATGATCAAAACCGTAGTCGTCAGACTCGTAGGCATCACGTTCTGCTTTCTCGTAACGCTTCTCAAAACCTTGGAGAGCATCAAGAGTATCTTCAGTACCCATGAAACCTTTGATAATTCTAAGCGCTTGGTTGAAACCAATGTCTGATGATTCCATCTCTTCGCGGTCAAATGAATCTTGGTAAATAATTCGTGCCATGTCTTTCTCTCTATCTCAACTTTATGTAACCATTATAGTACATGTTTCGAAAAGACGCAAGAGTTATTTGTGGTAATTTGTCACATTTATTGGGGGAGATGTTTGGCGTGGATTTTACAACCGATGAACGCGTTGTAGTAATCGTCTCTCAGGAGTACATCGTACTCGAACTGGAGTTTCGCTTCGTAGTAGGAACACTCGCCTTTGGTTCGACAGAGTTTGAGGATTTCTCGTTTGTAGTTCTCGGCACCGCGTTGCGCGACTGCCTCTTTTAGATCTTGACTTGATCCGTAGTACTTGGACCAGTCAGATTGGACGCGCGTCTTGACACGGCGTTTGCGGGTCTTGGTGACAGGAAGTGTCTTGGGTTTCCAAAAGAACTTCTTACCGATATATTTCATACCAGTGTCCAGTTCGGTGATTTGGTAGACGAACCCTTGGTAGTCTTCTAGGAAGGTCTCTTCGGGTTCGAATATCTTGTCTTCATACAACCATGTCATGCAACTATATAGAGTTGCTGTAAACCTCTATGAAATGTGGTTCACCATTGGCGACACTTTTACTCCATTCCTCCGCTGCACCATCGTCCGCCTTATCACTGACGTACTTGTAACATCGGAACTCGACACCTGCATCCTGACAGACTTTGGCAATTGCATAGGCCTCCATCTCGACTAGATCTGCTGGGATATCAAGGTTCGGGTCTGCAACGAAATCATCACCTGTACTGCAAGTGAGTCCGTCACCTTCTCCAAGAACAACCCCATCTTCGAACGGAGTCTGTCCCAGACTGTAACCCAATCCAGCGCAAGACATGTCTCTTTGTACGAATTGTGTCACTTCGTGGATACCACCATCTACGGTGATACCACCTGCGGTTCCGAAATTCCAAACCACATTCGGTTTGTGTCGTTCTATTAATTTTGCAGCAGTCATCGTTGCATTGACTTTACCGACTCCGGTAAAAAAGACATTGTCCCACTGGGACATTTTTGGAGCCTCTAATTCTAAGGCAATGAGGATGATGTCGGACATCTTACTTATCATATGTAACCACGCTATAGGTTTTGATTTGTTGACCACGGAGTTTTTCCGTGCCTCCTAGAAACTCTAGGTCGATGACACACCCATAAGATATTCTAGAGACATCGAATGACTGTAACAACTCTGTGATAGCAAGTGCGGTCCCACCTGTCGCACTCACATCATCAATGATACACACTTGACTGTTCTTATTAAGTGGCGCAGTTGTTTTGATTTCAAGTGTTCGTGACGCATACTCGCATTTGTATTCACGAGACTTCACGGGTGGGGGTAACTTGTTAGGTTTGCGCACAATGTGTAGTGGTATTCCAAGGTAAAGTGCAATAGGCGCTCCCCACAAGAACCCACGCGCATCTGGTGCGACGATGTCCGTATAACCCTTGTCTTCCATATAGTTTACAAGGGTACGAACACTCTGTTGGAACGCCTGCGGGTTCTGTAGGAGACTGGTTACGTCTACGAAGTTGATCCCTTCTTCAGGCCAATCTGGAACCGACTGTATAACTTGTTTTAAATTCATATCACTATTAATCCGATTCTTCCGCCTCAGCATCTGCACCACACATGGGACAATAACACGGAACTTCGTCTTCGTACAGACTTGCGTACTGTACACGAATAACCGTGGTCATATCACATATCGGACATTCAATTGTGTACTCATGTTCCATCATGCAACCTCAGTTTCCAATTCCTCCCAACCGAAGTCGTCGCCGTCCATTCCAGCAACTGAGTATTCGGTAACACGTTTCTCAAAGAAGTTGTCGTGTGATGCACCGTTTAGTACCCAGTCTAACCACGGTAGAGGATTGTCTTTTTGATTAAATTTAGGCTTCAGTCCCAACTGAAGCAATCGTCTATCTGCAATGTGTCTAATGTAGTCGCGGACTTCTTGTTTGGTTAGTCCCTGTACATCATTACCATCAAACGCAAGGTCAATAAATTTGTCTTCTAATTTGACAGCGTTTCGCGACATCTTATATATCTTGGATTTAAGTTCATCGTTAACTGCGCGGGGGTGTTCCTCGCAGAACGTGCGGAACAACTTTGCGTTACCTTGTACGTGGATAGTCTCATCACGGATGGACCATTCTACGATAGTTGCCATACCCTTCATCTTACCGAATCTCTGGAAGTTAAGTAACATGACAAACGACGCGAATACCGACATACCTTCGTTGAACACTGACTGTGCCAACGCAAGTGCAAGACCCATATGCGATTGGGTATTTCCCTCTTTCATGAAATCGATCTTGTCCGCCATTTCTTTATAATCAAGAAACTTGTGGAAGTCTTCGTCTGGTAGACCAAGGGTATCATTCAGTAAGGCATACGCACGTTGGTGCACTGCCTCTCGTGCCGCAAATGATGATAGCATGTTGCGGACTTCGTTGTTTTTAAATTTTGGAATCAGTAGTTCGTGGTAGTTCTCTCCTACCTGAACGTCTGACTGCGTGAAGAGTCGTAGGACGTGTGTGATGAACTCTTTCTCTGCGGCGGACAGTTTGGTCTTCCAATCCTGTACGTCTTCTGATAGTTCTGCTTCGTCCTCAATCCAGTGGATTTCTTCATGTTTCTTTGCTAAATCGACCGCCCACGGATAGTGGAACGGTTTATATGTTTCTGAAAATTTTAGTAAAGATGACATATAAGTCCTATTAATGTTATTGTTAAATTATATTAACCTTCACAGGCACGACATTCATCGCCTGATTCGGTCTCGTTGTAATCACTTTCCAAGTGACTCATTAGGTCTTCATATCCACCCACATATCGACCTTCGATGTAAATCTGTGGGACAGTTTTGACCTTTCGCCCAGTTACTTCTGCAGCGGTTTTACCGATCTCTTCCAAATCGATATAGTCAAACGGCATACCGCGCAGTGACAACTCTTCTGTCGCCAACTTACACCACGGACAGTTACTCTTGCCGTAGATGATGGTGCGGTTATCGTCTTCGAGTGCTACCCGTTCGACTTTGTCCGAAACCGTCTCTGCCCTTGACTTGGCTTCGGTACGTAGATAATAAAGACCTTTTAGTCCTTGTCTCCACGCGTTGAAGTGCACCTTGTTGACATATCTTTTCGGCGCACCGGATGGGAAGAACAAATTAACCGACTGACCCTGACAGATATATTTTTGTCGATCAGCGGCATGTGTTATTACCCAATTCTGGTCTAGTTCCTGAGCGGTCTTATATACCGCCTTCTCTCCTTCGTTAAGGAATGGTAGGTGTTGCACCGACCCTTTTTTAGTAATGATACTAGACCATGTAGATTCGTTGTTATGACCCTTATCCTCTAGGAGTTTCTCTAGGTGCGCATTCTTCACAAGGAAGGATCCCGCACGTGTACGATGCGTGTACGCACATGCCTTGAGGGGTTCAATAGATGGGGATGTTGATAGTATTACGCCCGATGATGCATTAGGCGCAATCGCTAAAAGGTGTGAGTTTCTTCTTCCGGTATGTTCACCGTCGATATATTCACCGCGTTCTTTTGCCAGTAGTTTTGTTTCAGCGATAGCGTCGTCTGAGATGTGTTGGAACACCACCTCATTGATCTCTCTAGCCTTGTCAGATTCCCAAGCAACAGAGTGTTTTTGTAGGAGTGAGTGGAATCCCATCGCTCCCAATCCAATACTTCTTTCTCTCTCTGCCGAATAACGAGCGCGGGAAATACTATCGGGCGCGTGATCGATGAAATATTGGAGAACGTTATCCAACATACGAACAATATCACGCACGATATTAGTGTCTTTCCATTCATCATAGTACTCTAAGTTTAAAGAAGACAAACAACAGACGGCAGTGCGGTCTTCGCTTGTCGGTAAGTGAATTTCATTACATAAGTTCGAACCATGAATGCGTAGTCCCTTCTCCTTGAGAGCCATCGGTAGACCACGATTCGCAGTGTCGATAAAATTCAGGTAAGGTTCACCTGTACGGAAACGAATCTCAAGAATGCGTTCCCATAGTTTTCGGGCATTGACTGTGTCCTTGACCGCACCATCCTTCGGATCACGTAGATCGAAGTCGGTGTTGTTGATGACTGCCGCCATGAACTCATCGGAGATGTTGATCGCATTGTGGATGTTCAACGCTTTACGTTGTACGTCTCCCGTAGGAATTCGAATGTTTATGAACTCAATAATGTCTGGGTGTGACACATCCAGATAAGCCGCGTAAGACCCTTTACGCGTCTTCCCCTGACGGTATGCAATCATGTCCGCATCGACCGTATGCATAAAAGGAATAGGGCCAGGCGCTATGTCTGAGACCGTCCGAACATTACCCCAGTGTCCTCCGACACCACCACCCATGACAGACAACCATCTTAGTTCGGATGAGTGTTCAATCAATCCTTCGAGTGTGTCTGGAACATAGGTAAGAAAACATGAGATAGGCAGACCTTTGCCTTTGGTCTCACCGTTTTTTGGAGCATTAGATAGTACAGGAGATGCGAACATGAACCACTTTTTACTCACATACTCGTACAACCTTTCTGCTAGTTTTTCGTCTAACTCACCTTGAAAGACCGCCCATGCATTTGATGCTCTCATGTAAGCGTCTTGTGGAGAGGTCTCATCTTCCATCATATAGAAGTCTTTCAACATACCCACAGCATAATCTTTCAACAGACGATCACGATCATATTTAACATCTATTGTCATTTTTATCCCATATTAATATTTTTTGCTAGATTTGTCATTATAACAAAATCGAAGTGGTCTGTCAACTACTTACTATAGTCGTAGAACGGTTCATCTTGTTGAAAAGAGTAGTTCTCAATCACCATCTGTTTTCCGGTATCCCAGAACTTGCGACAGCATTTTGCCATGTATTCTTCCTGTTCTTCAACGTCAAGAAGTCCCTCCCACATGAGATGATTCTCAAATGAGTTTTCGAAATTCTTTACTAGGAATCTGTTTGGTGGGATGTCATCGCCCGTGTATCCGCACATGGATACAAAGATTAGAGTATTTG